GCTTCGTCTATCCGAAGGCAGCCGACCCGCTCTCCGTGGACGAAATCGTGAAGCTCTCGACGATCATCGATATCCCCGCAGCATTCATTCACGACAAGTATTCGATCCCCATGCCGGACAAAGGAGAGGTGATCGCCGGAGAAAAGTCGAATATGGTATTAGGCTCGCACCTTGAAACGGATACGGATGTCGAGGAGAAGGTGCGGAATGCCGACAACCGGAACATTTGGCGCCGCTTATGGGATTTTTTCATCAAAGCCCCGCAGGGCGGGGCGTTCGATGGCACTGCCCTCATGCGGATGCAGGACAGTGATACGCTCGAAGAGAGGCTGATGGGACGTGTGGCCGCCTCGCAGCCCGCGTTCGACACGGAGCTATTTCGATTCCTTTCCGAAGACCTTTTGAAGGCCGTTCAACCGGAAGCTGACAGCATCGGGAATGCTGATATCGGGGTTGTGTACGGAGTACGTGACGACGCTTTACAGACAGCGATGGAGATTAACCTGTTCCAGTTCTCGGCAGCCAAAACCCTGGCCGAATTGCAGGAACTCAACCGCCTCTTCCGTGAAAGTAGTAATTTCGCCGACTTCGAACGTGAGGCCCGCAAGATTTGTACGGCATTCAACCGCGACTGGCAACGTACCGAGTACGACACGGCACTACTTACGGCCGAAGCCGCCAGCACCTACCGGCGGCTGATGGGCAAGACAAAGTTGTTCCCCTACTGGGAGTACCGGACGGTCGGAGACGATCGTGTGCGTCCGTCTCATCGCCAGCTCGAAGGGATCGTCCTTCCCTACAACGATGCCAGATGGAAGAAGATCTTCCCGCCGAACGACTGGCGATGTCGCTGCCGGGTCGTGCCGCGGATGGCCCATGAGGTCAAGAAAGAGACGGTCGAAGCCTCGCAACAGCGCGTGGACGAGTTCTTCGGAACGGCGACGTGGAAAAAAGCCGCAGCACAGGGTTGGGGCGTAAACCGTGCCCTCACCGGCGAGGTGTTCACGCAGAACCAGTTCTACATCCGCCGCTTCCAGAACAAGGCTTCGAAGCTACTTGGCCGACTCTACTACAACGACTGGGGACTCGACTCGTTTGCCAAACGCCTGGCGGCAGCGACGGAACCGATGCCCGAATACAGCGGTTCGGCCGCAGAATGGTACGAGGCTCACAAGACGCTACACGACTACAAAGGCCGCGAAGTCGTTATGGACGAGAAGGTGTTCCGAACTCATACGACCGGGAACTATGAGAAAGTGCGGGTGCCGTTACTGGCATGTGTCGAAGAGGTGCTGAAGAATCCCGACGAGGTTTGGTTGAACGATTATCACAGACCGTTCAGGAACATGAATTTCATAAAATTCTATGACGGAAAGGTGATCGACGTGATCTGTGAAGTGGATGAAAATCTCGAATATAGGATAACGACCTGGTTCGAGATCGTTCAGACTCCGAATTTGAAACAGAAAACGCGAAGCAGCCGCCACATTGACCCGCGATGGAGATACCGACGGGGCTTGCTTATAAAAAAGTCGTAGCGGCATGTCTTTGCGTCCGGACGTACTGTTGTTTACCTTGGGAACACGTCCTGCAGGTATCCGCAACGCCTTGGATAGCCAGTGTCATACCGCTGCTTCGGGTTAACGTACTCATCCGCTGTATCAAGCCCAGACTTTGGTCCCATGCCCCCATCACCCGCGAGGGATAGCAGAATTCGATTCACCCCCGGAATTGTACGCTTCGGAACAAATATACAAAATTTTTATGAAAATAGAAATCGACAAACTCCTCGAGAAGCGTATGGAGGAGATCCTGCAGGGAACGGCTGAAATCGTCGCTGAAACATCCGTCGGATATTTCCAGGACACGTTCCGGCACAAGGCCTTTGACGGGAATCCGTGGGCACCACCCCGGGTCCCCAAACAATCGGGGTCACTGCTCGTGCAGTCCGGAGCTTTGCTCAACAGCATCCGGCCTGTCGTGGTCACGCCCGGGCGGATCGTCATCGCGGCCGGAAACGAGAAAGTGGACTATGCCCGGGTACACAACGAAGGATTCAAAGGTGCGGTTGCGGTTCCGGCCCATATCCGGCACACGCGCCGGGGTGATCAGAGCGTTCGGCAGCACACCCGAAGGGTGAACATTCCCCGGCGACAGTTTATCGGCGACGCCCGGGAACTCGAAACCGAGCTGCAAAAAAGAATCGAGACTTATGTGGAATCCGTATTAAACAACTGATTATGGAAAAAGAACTCTTCATCGCCCTGTGCGATCAGCTGAAAAACAAAGTCCCCGAATTGCGATGGATCGATTCGGATCAGGGACAACTCAATGTTTCGGAACGGCCTCCGGTGGCCTTCCCCTGCTGCCTGGTCGAGATGAGCTACCCGCAATGCACGACCCACATGGCCGGAAAACAACGCGTGCGTGTGAGATTTCAACTGCAAGTGGCATTCAACGTCTGGGGTACGGCAAACGCATCCGCACCGCAAGAGAGTCGTGAAAAAGCGCTTCAACAGTACGACACCCTGCAGAATATACACAAGGCGCTTCAATGGTGGTCTTTCGGACGCAAGATCAATCCGACATCCCGGGTGTCGGTCTTAACGGAGAATAGGTCGAACGGATTGAAAATATTCCGGATGATCTACGAATCGGAGTTTATGGATTAACCCCAGTCGAACCCGGGAAACATCCGACGCAACTGGCGTTTGGTCGTACGTTGACGGATCAGCTTGTTGTAGAACTCGTCCTCGGCGACCAGGGCGTTGCTGATCGTACGGTCCTCGACGAAAAATTCATTGTCGGCAAGGATCTTCAGCACATCGTCGAAACGTCGCCGCTCCAACTCTGTCCAGTAGTAATAACGGGCCGTCAGGAGGCGGTTGCGCTTGGCGATTCGGTCTGCACGCGACGTGATGTTTCCATCTCCCGAACGGGGCAGAGAACGTGTACGCCGCCGGTTCCCGGCTTTCTCAATGGTCGGGCAGTGGAAAAGAATGAGTTGATTGTCTGACGTGTTACCCATATTGCAAAGATACGAAATTTTGCACTGGAGGAAACAAAAACGCTGCCGATTTTCGATTCTTGGCAGCGTTTTTATGTTATCAAACAATCCCCACATTCAGTAGAAAATCAATGCGAAGACGGTTGAAATATGTGAGTTTTATGTCGAATTTACGATATTCCGGATCTTGTGCCTCCAAATATTGTCGGAGTTCCTCCTGACAGGCTTTGCGCATCGCATTGACCGAGAGGTTACCTCTTGGTCGATAAAGGCCTTCGAGATAGCATTTGCGATAGCCGGGCCTTTGCAAAATAAAACGCACTCTATACATATTTACATCGAATCTCTTGACAGGAATAAGAATTATCGCATATAAAAACGGGATAATTATGGTATCAACTGAATGATATTTGCTCCATTCTGGAGTTTTTCAATGGCTTCAGGCATCTGTTTTCCGATCGCCTTGAATCTGGCTCGGCACGCATTTTTGATCGGTCCTATGGATTCGGATGGACCGTGTTGGACGACATGTAATCGCACCTTTTCGACAAAATCTTCAATTATCAATTTCTCGGCGCGATCCATATCTCCAGTTAAAACACAAGCCCGAAGTTGCCAATCAACATGTGGAGAATCATTGCCTTGTGCAATCTTCTTTACATTGTTGGTCATAGCCCATAATTTGAAAAACAGAATAATTTGGAGGAGTCCAAAAATAAAAAACAGAATTCCAAGAATTACGAAATAAAGATCCATAAAATTATATTTTTAGTTAAATACATACAAAGCTACAAAATTTGTTACTTTTCGGCAATGTTCCCGGCGGCGGAATCGAACCGCCGCAGACAACCGTTCGGGACTACTCCATGGCCGCCAACGAGAGCGGCAATGTCTGTTTCACGCCCTTGTCGTCCTTGTAGGAGACGGAAATGAACTGACAGGTATCGACGGGCCGGTAGGCGTTCTGGATGATGTCGGTGGCCTCAATTAGTTGCGGGTAGCCTGATTTGCGGGCGATTTCGCGCAGTTGCAGTACGCGGCTGGCCTTCAGATTTCCCTTGCGATCCTTCGCCAGCAGATTCATGACCATCTCGGTCAAAGCCGCCGAATCCTCGTCTTTGGCCAGCGATTTGATGAACGTTTTGACCTTATCGACCCCGACATTCACCGTATCGTCCCAGCCGTCGTTGGTGCGATAACCGAGCGCCACCGTGATCTTGCCATCGGAGGTCGTGAATTGATTGCTGTGTCGGTCCGATTTGGTTCGGAACAACTCATCCTTGAGCGCGATCAGCGTTTCGGCATCGCCGAAAACCTCCTCTTTCAGCCGGCGCATCTCCTCGCTCAACGCCTGCAACCGGCTAAACTTGTTGCGGCAGAACTCATCCACCGACGACTTGTATGCGGCAATACTCTCTTCGCGTTTCTGTTTCTCGGCACGCTCCTCGGCCTCAAGCTGCGCCTTCAGTTCGGCGCGTTGTGCTGCTGTCATTTTCGTAATATCCATACAATTTATAATTGCATTATCTTCTCTTTCCTTTTAACTCCGCAACGCGGAGGAGGATGTGACTTCTCATCGCTTCATTGACAAATTTTAATGCTCCGAAATAGCCCTTACACTCGGCAAGCATTAAAATCATATCATCCGGAAACTCTTTGCGTGCTTCCCGTCGCAGTCGTTTCAGTAGGCGTGTTTTCATAGATATTCTTGGTTAGTTACTTGGTTAGTTACTTGGTTAGTTAAAATGCACAAAGCATCTTACTCGTTTTCGAGAATCGGCCGCCAGCCGATGACCATATCGTCATCTAAAGATCCATTGTTCTCGTGCCAATGATGATTCCGGCCCCCATTTGCTTTGTAAAAGGCAATGCAGTATTCACGGCATAATGTTGTTTTAACTAAAACATCTCGATTATCATTTGGCAGCTCCACCTTCGGGTCACGCCAGCGGGTCAATTCATCGCGCTCGGATTGTGCGCCGGCGGAAAAGCCATCCATAAAGCATGTTGAGTACAATTCTCCCTCTCTGTATTCATAGTCAGACCATGCAGCATTTGCCCTCTCTTCAATTGGTTTCATAATTATTTCGATATTTTGCGAGAATCCTGCTGTTTCACCACTTCGTATTCGTTTATCGTTTCAAAAATCCGCAATGCCACCTGCGGGACTATGGCGTTTCCGCAGGCTTTGACGGCTTCCCGGCGCCA